TAAGTATGAGCGTAAGACTAAAATAATCCAAAGTAAACACACTCTTGTAAATAAACTTATCCACAAAATTCCTTAATAACCCTGTGGGTAACTCTATAATTTCTTGAACTTCCAAGATTTCCTTGATTGTTCAAATTTTGAACAATTCACGGCAGATTGCTAACTTGTCGTTGGCCTTAAGCTATACTTTATTAAAATTATAAAAAAAGAGGAGAGCCGTATTATGTATACTGGGGAGCCTAGATCTAGCGGTAGCAGTGCGGATGACGAAGCTAATAGTGTTATGGATGTTATTATTACACCAGCGTATCAAGAATGGTTGGAAATAAAAGATCGCTGTTATAATCCAAATAACCCATCATATAAAGATTTTGGAGCAATTGGATCAAAAGTTTGTGACGATTGGATGTGTTCTTATTCTAATTTTCTTAGAGATATGGGGGCACCTCCGCACCCTCATCGAGTGTTTTTTATAGAGAGAATTGATAGCACAGAATCTTATTGCAAGGCAAATTGTAGGTGGACAGCACGTCCTGCGGCTAATCGTAGACTACATTTTCAAATACATCCGACAGGAACATTTGATTTGTTACAACCATGTAATAGCCCTCAAGCTCCAACTACTAAACATCCGACAGGAACATTTGCACCTCCGGCAACCCCTCAAATGTCAGCGTTAGAATTGCCTCCAGTTACGGTGCATAAAGATACACCACGACCGCCTAAAAACAAATGTTCGATACTTTAAGATTTTATGGCAAATTATTTATTGAATGCTCAACTTATAAATCTGTTGTTATTTCCTTTTATTTTCTTAAAGGAAGAAACGGAAGCAATTTTAAAAGGCAAGCATGTAACTAGAAGCATATTTAGGGTTCTAATTACATCTATTGGTTGTATAACAGGTGGCATAATGTTTTATCAAAGCGCAGCTTTTGCACAATTTTTAAGTGGTATAGTTACAGCTTTAGGAATACCAAGTAATTTTCAATCATTGGCTACTTTATATGCAGCTATAACATCAGGCGGCAGTGTAACAGGTTTTTGCGCACGAATGGCAACCAAAGCTTTTTGTTTTTTAAAATATGGCGATCCTGATTTTTATTTAACTAAACAAAGAGAAGAAGAGTTAGTAGAGGCTTTTAGGCATCAAGGTTATAACATAACAGGCGACACCATTAGAAAAGTGATAGAGTTTTGTATTAGAAACTTTCGTAAACCTCCATTAAAAGATTTTGGATCACATCCGCATGATTGGAAGCGGATGTTAGATGCTTTAATTTATGATGGGGATTTAGAGGTATTTTTAGAACAACAAGAGTTTTTACAAAAGAAACTACAAAAAACTACCCAGAGATGCAACGCTTTAACAAAATACGGATCTACTGTTGATTTAGAAAAAACTTTATTGTGGTCTTTTAGGAATCAAACCAAATTTAACTGTGAAGACACACCATTATTACCTCGTCAACATACCGAAGCTATCCCAATGTCTCTTAGTGCTAACTCTTTAACATCATTGCCACGTGAAGTTAAAGATAAGATGTTAGTTATGAAAGTCTTAGCTAAATTTAAACAACATCACAGACACCATGAACACCCAGAATTATTGTATCACTGTTCAGCACATCTTAGACGACAAGAGCAAAATTTAACTGATGTAGTTTTTCCTTTAACTATTTCTCCTACATCAACTACTACTACTACCCCTTCATCTGGACATTCTGAGACAATCTACGATCAAGATGCGGTAGCTTACTCTTATAGCAACCCTTCGGCGCTTCGTGCTAAGGCGTCCTACTAAAAATTGACGGCTTTAAGATTACAGCGTTTACTATAAAAGCGCCCTAGGAAGGAGTTTGGATCCTAGGGCAAGATATTGCATGGATAATAATAAATACACCAAGGAAAGTATCAGACTATTAATGTTCAAAGTCAAATCCACACCAAATATTTACAGGGAGTAAATTATATGTGTTTTATGTTAATGTTAGCCGCCTTCCGTGATCAAGCTAAGACTCCAGAAGGAAAGTATAGATTAACCGGAATAGAGACTGCTGTGTACGCTAGGATGGCTTTATATGCTTCTGAGGACGGCTCCCATATTTATCCTGGCCTTAACACTTTAGTTGCCGAGCTAAAGTTTTCTAAGAGTACCATTCAACGTACTATAAAATCTTTAATAGATAAAAAACGAATAATTTTAGTAAAAGAAGGTAACAGCCAAACTCACAAGTCTAACGAATATCAGATTAATCTTTCGCTGCTTCCAAGGCAGGTAGCAGTTCAGAAACCAGCTTACTCAGACACTGTGGATAACTATGTGGATAACACGCCAATTTCGGTGGATAACCCTGTGGATAATTCCTTCCCTATAGTCTCACAGACTACAGGGGCTACGGTCTCACAGACAGGAGGGGCTGTAGTCACAGCGCCTACCCATAATCATATACCACAATCATTTAATAAAAATCATATGTTAAAGGAGCAGCAAATTGATATAAAAAATGATTTGTTGATGATGAAGGTAAATAAGAAATCGATTGAACGATGGGTTAACGAATTTGGATTTACTGCACTAACTGAAATCATAGTAGCTATGAAAGAACATGAAAGGCAAAAAGGGGTCGTAATCAAAAACAAAGGGGCGTATCTAAGAAAGATTTTAGAACATCCAAAATATAGGCATTAAAAGCCCAATCTACATCCTGTACTATTAGTTAAGTGGTAATGCAGTAAGTTATATATTTTAATTCCCTCGAATTCGAGGGAATTAAAACATCAGCCATGATTTGTTAATAACTATATTCCAGTTGAATCCATTCAGTTAAGCTATTTAACAGAAGTTAATAAGCTTCTGTTAAATAGGATACCACTATTTGCGGTCTTTCAAATCGCTAATAGGTTAAGGACAAAACAAATGAACATGATAATAATAATATTTTATTATGCATTCTGCAAGCTATTATTGTCATCGAACACCTGATTAATAGCTAAGCTATTAACTTTTTGTTGTTTGATAATTTTTTTATCAAGCTGCCTTATAACTTCAGCGAAATCTTTAGCTAGCATTTGATCTAAACTGTTAATTTTTAGATAATTACATAATGCTATTTCTTCGCTATCTGATAATATTATTTTGTTTTTAACAATCTCTAATTGTTCAGCAGTAATTTTAGCACCGACATCAACTAAATCTGTAACGTCAATAATATCTTTTGGCTCTTTGCCTTCCATTTCTTCAAAGGTTGGACGACTACCAAGAACATCTGGGAAGGCTTTTCTATGTGCCTGAGCTTCTGCACATTTGGCTATTTGCCCAAATGGTCTTTTAGCCCACATAGCATTAGGCGTTATTTCGTTTTTTCCCTTGGTTGCATAGTTTTCTTTCCAATATTCTTTAGCAGAGAAGAAAGAGCTTTTACCACTAGTAGGATTATATTTTTCTACAGTTATTTTACACCATTCAGGATAAGATATTTCTATATCTCCTAATTTTTCTGTTATTATTTGACCGTACTCAGGTTCGCTAATCCCCAAATATAAACCGGTTCTATCGGCATCAATTCGATACGATGCAATTCCTGGCATTAAAACATCCCTATATTCATAACCGCCAGTTTGACTGTTTTTTACACTCATAGGCACAATATGCACAGGCTTAGCAATCGGATCATACTTTTTAGCTTTACAATATGCTAAAACCATCCCTATAGATTCATCTTTAGCACCAGGGTAAATAGAATTTTTAAGAGTATAGTAAATATTGCTATCAGTATCCGCTAAAAGTTCTGTTAATGTTTGTTTTGGTTTAATTGGCTTTACATTTGAGCTAAGCATTTTAATCCTCCTGCTTGATTATCTAATTCTTTCATTTTTGCCCAATTAGGTAATGATATTAATTGGAATTTTTCTTCATACCCAGGCCACTCTTTATACCTTACACATTCGGTATATAAAGCTGCACCATCTAAGTATTCTAGTCTGCCTTGTGCTAATGAGCTTTCGTCTAAAGTAAAGCACGCTGTTAAATAAGGCGGCTTTTTCTCAACTACGAAAAAGGCAAAGAATCTTTTTTTACCATCTAATTGTTTTAATGCATCTATCTGCATAGCTGCTTGTCTATGATAGCCATACTGATAAATAGAATTTGAAAATGCTTTAATCGAATCAGTAGTTTTAAGGTCGATTATTAATTTATCATTAAAAATATCTGGTCTTGATCTAAGTGGTGTATCAAATGTACCACCTTCCCAAAATATAGATTGCTCAACTTTACCGTCTTTAAGTTCATTCCAGATAGGATGTGCGGATATAACGTTAGCCATGTCTTTGATGTCTTCCCATTCACCAGTTCTTAAAATATCTCGTCCATTAGCTGCAATTTCAGCTTGTGCGTAAATCTCTTTACCAATCTTTGTAGATAAATTCACTGATTCTGTCATACAATAAAAGGTATTATCGAATTTTTTAGGCTCCAATACAAGTGTATGAACAGCACGTCCTAGCTTATATTTTTCGGCTTGTTTCTTTAATTCTTTTTCGTCTAACTCTGTACGTTTTACGTGATATTCATAGTAATACCGTTTAGGACAATCTAGTATCAAATTGATACCAGTTGCGCTAATGCTATTATCTGCATGATATTCATTAATGTCTAAATTATCGTATATGCCGCTTATCATATTATTTCCTCTTGGTTAAGTTCTAATTGATTAAATAAATCCTCTATTGCCTCGAATTCAGTATCGCCCTTCCCAAGACAATCGCCGCCTGAATAATTATCTAAATTTGCTATCCAGTTAAAAAACGGACGTTCTTGGACATATTCTGTATTAATAGTATAGGTTCTCATTGTTCGCCTCTTCCTTGTAATTTTTATAGTTTTGTGTAATAATAACTACATTGTAATACAAAACGATACAATGTCAAGGGGTAGTTATAAAAATGCTGAATAAACCAGAAAAAGAATTATTAGGTGCGCCTATAAGTGTGAGATTGACAATGGTCACACGCAATAAATTAAGCGTACTTGCACGTAAAAGGGGAATGTCGCCATCTAGTTTGGCTAGGTTTTGGCTGGAAGAAAGAATAAAAAAAGAAGATAATAATAAAAAGGGGGATTAATTATGACAAATAAAGCATTACAGTACTTTTTAGATTTAAAGGCTAATGGCGCAACAGATGCAGAAGCCAAAGCACAAACAGAGGCGCTGACTTCTGTATTAGAGGGCGTTGCGACTAAAGAAGATTTAAAAATTGTAAGAGAAGATTTATTGGCGACAAAAACAGAATTAATTGCAAAGCTTGCGACTAAAGAAGAATTAACTAATTTAGGAATAAGAACTGACTCTAAATTTGATTTAGTTAGGAAAGACATACTAAACTTGGAGGATAGAATAGACATTAATCATCGGTGGATCATGGCATTTTTAATAGCCAATTTTGTTGCGTTTGTAACATTAATTATAACTAATGCTATGCGAGTCTGAACTATAATATAACAAGGAGGTTAATATTATGAAATGCAGATGTACAAGCTGTAGTGGCAATAAAAAAATTATGAAACTAGGTATGGTAATGGGTGAGTGTGGGGCATGTAAAGGCACAGGCACGCAAACAATCGAAGATAGTATCATACCAGATGTAGCTAAACCAACAGACAAGGATGTCATCAATGACGCAAAAAGAGAAGAATTGCGAGAAGTTAAAAAAACAGATAGCAAAGTTACCTCCAATCAAACTAAGCGTAAAAGGTAAACACCCTGGCGGTAGACCAACGAAATACACCGAAGAATTAGCAAATCGTATCTGCGATGCTGTAGCTACAACAACTGATGGTATGCGACGCATGTGTGCTAACAACGAAGGTTTTCCAACATGTGAAACTCTTATGCAGTGGCGCTATAAATACCCTGAGTTTTCTGCACATTACGCACAGGCCAAGCTTATTCAGGCGGATTTATTCGCAGAACAAATTATAGATATTTGCGATGAGCCGCAATTAACCAGCGAAGCAATTCAACAAGCCAGACTACGTGTTGACACTCGTAAATGGCTAACATCAAAACTAATACCAAAAATCTACGGCGATAGAGTTCATAGCGAATCAACAGTTAGTATTAAGCATGAGGACGCATTGGAACTTTTGAAATGAGGCCATTACCATACCTGCAAGGCTTGAGCTGGCCTATTTTAAACAATAAAGAATTTGATGCCTTAACTATAGGAGACTTTTACGCATTAGCTGTAATGTTCTACGAGTTTATGACACCCAGCGGTGTTGATGCAATGCCACTTACTTTGGCAGAATTTAAACAAAAATTAGAAGGAATATTAAAGGATGGATGAAGAG